TCATCGCGGGTGCGACCGCGGGCTACCTCATCAGCCCGGCCGTCGCGTGATGCGTCTCGTCGCGCGCGCGCCGATCACCGTCGATGGCCGAGACTACCGGCCCGGCGACAGCTTCGAGTTGGAGGGCGGCCAGGCCCGCCCTCTGCTCGACAGCGGTGCAGCCGAGGTCGTGCTGGCCGACGAGGCGCCGAAGAAGAAGCGGGAGTGATGGCACGTGGCCTACTGCGCGAAGGCGGACCTCGTCGAGCGGTTCGGCGCGGCTGAACTCGCGCAGCTGACTGACGAGACCGCTGCCCACACCTCCGCCGACACGGAGATCGCTGCGGTCTGTGACGAAGCTTCGAGCCTCATCGACGGCTACGTCGCGGGGCGCTACGCGACGCCGCTGAACCCTGCTCCGCCCATGGTGAAGTCGTGGGCGTGCGCGATCGCGCGCCAGCGGCTGTGGAAGGATCGGGCGTTGCCCGAAAGCGCAGTCGCCAATGCCTACGAGGACGCACTGCGGGCGCTGCGCGAGGTCGCCAAGGGTGCGCTACGCCTGCCCAGCGCCGCTGGCGTCCAGCCTGCCCAGGTGGGCGGCATCGCGTCGACCGCGCCGACGTTGATCTTCGATACGACGGGGCTGCTGTGAAGGCCGTCATCGAAGTCCAGGACCTGGCCGTCCGGCGCTGGCTGACGAAGCTCGAGCAGGTAGCCGGCGACCTTCGCCCGGCGCTTGTGGAGATCGGCGACGCGCTGGTGGCGTCGACCAAGTTGCGCTTTCGCGACTCGCGCGCGCCAGGCGGCGCGCAGTGGGCTCCTCTGTCGCCAGTCACGATCGCCCTTCGTCGTGGCGGCGGCGCTGGCGCGAAGCCCTTGCTCGACACGGCCCGGCTCATGAGAAGCATCACCCGACGGATCGACGCGCGCGCCGTCGTGGTCGGCACGAACACCGTCTACGGCCGGATGCAGCACTTCGGTGCGCTCCGGGGCGCTTTCGGCCGCACCAAGCACGGCGCGCCGGTCCCGTGGGGCAACGTGCCCGGCAGGCCCTTCCTGGGCGTCTCCGGCGAGGATCGCGGCGGGATCCTCCGCATCCTGCGCGAGCGGCTGCAGGAGGCCGCCCAATGAACGTCGCGCCCGTCGTCGACCGGCTTGCTGAGCAGGTGCCGACGTTGCGCCTAGTCGGCGGTGCGGCCCAGTTCGAGCGTGCGCTGCAGGGACTCACGGCCATGCCGGCCGCGTTTGTCCTGCCCGCGCGCGAATCGGCGAGCGAGGGTGAGTTCATGTCCCAGCTCGTGCAGCAGCAGGTCACCGCCGAGTTTGCCGTCGTCATCGCCTGCCGCAACCTGGCCGACAGCGAGGGCGCAGCCGCCCTCGAGGCGCTCGACCCTATCCACATGGCAATACGCGACGCGTTGCTTGGCTGGGCCCCAGCCGATCACGACGGCTGCGAGTACGTCGCTGGGGAATTCGCCGAGTTCGCCAACGGAGTGCTGTGGTGGACCGACACCTATCGCACCGCCTACCTGATCCGTAGTACCTGACGAGGAGCACGCCATGTCCAGCCCCCGCAAGTTCCTGATTCTCGCCAAGGAAGAGGTCACGCAGTACACCGACCCCGTGCCGACGCCGGCTGCCAACTCCATCCTCGTCAAGAACCTCAAGGTCACTCCGCTGCGCGTGGAGAGCGAGGACCGCGCTCTGATGCGGCCTTACCTCGGGAACTCGGAGCAGATCCCGGTGATGGAGGAGGCAGTCATCGAGTTCGACGTCGAGCTCGCTGGCGGCGGTACGCCGCTCGCCACGGTGCCGAAGTGGGGGCCGCTGATGAAGGCGTGCGCTTTCGGGGAAACGGTCGTGGCCGTCACGTCGGTGACCTACGCGCCGATCTCGACGACGTTCAAGTACGTCACGATCTATGCCTACCTCGACGGCATCCTCGCCAAGATGACCGGTTGCGCGGGATCGGTTTCGCTAGAGGCCGCGGCGAAGCGGCTGCCGCACCTCAAGTTCCGCTTCGTCGGCAAGTACCTGCCGGTGACCGACGTGGCGATCCCTGGATCGAGCGACTTCTCGGCGTTTCAGCAGCCGAAGGCCTCGATCCCGGCCAACACGGGGACGACCACGGTGGACGGCTACGCCGCGCGTGTGGCGGCTGTCTCGCTCGACATGAGCAACGAGATCAGCCACGCGCTGTGGATGAACGCGGAGACGAACGAAATCACCGACCGCAAGCCGCGTGGCTCGATCGTGGTGGAGGAGGTGACGGTCGCGACCAAGGACTACTGGACGCTGGTGCGCAACGCGACGCTCGTGGCCTTCGCGTGGATGCACGGCACGGTGTCCGGTAATCGCGTCCAGGTAACGGCGCCAAAGCTGCAGCTGGTCGACGTCGAGCGCACGACGTTCGAGGGCGCCAACGCGCTGCGCTTCAACGTCACGTTCAATCCGAACACCGGCAACGACGAGGTCGCGATCGTCTGCACCTGATCCCGTCGAGGGGATGCGGCGAAGCGGGGCGGCCGCCACCAACAGCCCCGCATCCCCTCGATAGGAGAAACGGATGTTCAAGCTGGCGCAATCCCCTGAGTTCTGGATGCCGGTCGAGTTCGATTGGACGAGCGAGAACGGGTCCCGCGGCAAGAACAAGTTCGAGGTGCGCGTGAAGCGCTTCTCTGACGATGCCTTGCGCGAGCTGCAGGAACGCATTCGGATCGAGCAGATGGAGGACTGTGTCGTTGCGCGCGAGCTTTGCGTGGGCTGGCGCGGCGTCATGGACGACGAGGGCGGCGAGGCCGAGTTCAACGAGGCGAACTTCAACCGCCTCCTGAACCTCGGCATCGGCAGCGCCATCGTGGTCACGTACTTCGCTCAATACCCGAGGGCTCGGCAAAAAAACTGATCGAGGCCGCGGAGCACTGGGCCCGCGGCCCGCAGGCCGATCCCAATCACCTCGCCGCCCAGTTGGAGGCTTTCGGTGCATCCGAGGACGTCATCGAACAGCAGGCGGCGGCCGAAGCCGAGGCGGCGCTGCTCGCCGTCCACGAGGACAACGTGCAGACGGTGTTGGCCTTCGTCGCGCTCGCGACGCAGTGGCGCGTATCAGCGGTCGGGGTGGGCAATCTCGTCTACTTGGGCCTCGACTATGCGGCGATCCCGGCCGTTCTCTCGCTGCTTGGCGTCGCCCGGCGCGAGCGGGCGGAGGTGTTCGCGGGGCTGCAGCTGATGGAACGCGTGGCACTGCCGCTGCGCAACGAGCGCAAGGACAGGGGCGATGTCTGATCTGACGTTCGGTATCCGCATCACCGCCGACGGCCAGGTGGCCATCACCCAGGCGCGCAAGGTTCGCGAGGGCTTCGACGAGATTGGCGAGGGCGCCAAGCGCACTTCGTCCGCGCTCACGACAATGGGCGGCGTGCTCGGTGCGCTGCAGCTTGACCGGCTGATCACCGAGGCCATCGGGGCAGCGAAGGAGATGGTCGCGTTCGCCGCGTCGCTGGACGATCTGACCGACATCACCGGCAGCACGGTCGAAGACTTGTCCGCGCTCGCCAACATGGCGAAGTTCTCCGGCGTGTCGTTCAGCAGCGTCGAAACCGCGCTCGGCCAGTTCAGTCGACGGCTCTCCGCGGCCGACGACGACTCGAAGCGGATGGGCGCAGCCTTGCGCTTGCTCGGCATTGAGGCTCGCGATCCGGCGACGGCGTTTCGCGAAGTCGCCATGCGCTTCGATGAGTACGCCGACGGGGCCAACAAGGTGGCGCTGGCGCAGGAGCTTTTCGGGCGCGAGGGCGCGCGCCTGCTGCCGCTGCTGAAAGACCTCGCTCGCGAGGGTGAGGTCGGCACGCGGATTACCACCGAGCAGGCACGGGCTGCGGAGGACTTGGGGAAGGAAATCAACCGTCTGGTTCTCAACTTCACGGCGCTGCGTGACATGCTGCTTTCGGGCGTCGTCCCGGCGATGAATGAATTTCTGCGCATGATTCGCGAAGGCGGCATGGCGGGAATGCGCGCATGGCTCGGCATCACCCCGCAGGACAAGGAGGAGGTCGGTCGGGCGCTGTCCGAAACCGTAGCGAAGCTGGCGACACTCAACGAGATGCGCGAGCAACTGGCGAAGCCGACGGTCACGAACAAGCTGAACAACTGGCTGTTCAACGACCTCAATACGCTAGATGCTCAGATCGCCGTGGTCGAGCAGCGGCTCAAAGAATTGCAGCGGCTATCGAAGTCGACGGAATTGCCGGAATTTAAGGCGGAGGCGCCGACGCTTGGCGGGCGGGGCGGTAAGGCCGAGAAATACAAGATCGAAGCGCAGTCGTTGGCCGCGATACAGCGTGAACTCACCAAGTCGTGGGCCGAGGTCACCAAGCAGCGCGAGGAGTGGATCAAGCAGAGCGAGAAGTGGGAGGACGGCGAGGCCAAGGCGTGGGCGGCCATCAATCGTTCGGTCACTGCCTACGAGCAACAGACCAAGGCGATCGGCGCGACCGTCGACGAGTTGGAGCAGCTTGAACTTGCGCGCGCGGCTGAACGGCGCGACCTGAACGAGCTCACCGTCGGCGCGGCGAAGGCTGAGGAAGCGTACGAGCGCGAGGCGGCGGCTATCCGCGCGCGCTACGCGGCGATTCGTCGCGAGGATGCCAAGGATGCGGCGGACGTGGCGCACAAGGATCTGCTGCGCGCTACGCAGGAGGCGGAGGAGGAATGGACGCGGTCGGCCGCGGCCATTGAAAACTCGCTCACCGACGCGCTCATGCGTGGCTTCGAGTCGGGCAAGGATTTCGCCAAGGCCCTGCGCGACACGATGTTCAACATGTTCCGCACGCTGGTGCTGCGGCCGATGATTCAGGCCGTCGTGGCGCCGGTTGCCGGCATGTTCGCCGGCGGCGCCTCGGCCGGCGGATTCAACCCGCTGTCGCTGCTCGGCGGTGGGGGTGGCGGCGGATTCGATCTGTCCTCGATGGTCGGCGGGCTCGGCAACTTCGGATCGCTCAGCATGGCGATGGGCGGCGCGTCGATGGCCGGCGGCGTCGGATCGCAGGCGGCCATCCTGGCGGCGCAGAACGCGGCGTTTGGCGCGGCCGGCACAGGGATGACGCTGGGCGCGATGGGTGCGGGCGGCATGGCCGGCGGCATCGGCACGTTCCTCGGCGGCATGGCATCGCCGCTCACCACCATTGGCGCCGGCCTCACGGCCGGCATGGGCGGCGGCATGGGCGCTGGCCTGGCGGCGATGGGCGGCATTGCGGGTGCACTTGGCGCCGCCGTCCCGATCATCGGCATCGGCCTTGCGATCGCCGCGGCGTTGGGCGCCTTCGAGCGCGGCGGCCCCAAGTCAGGCGGCAGCGCGTCCAACATCGACGGCTTCGGCCGCTTTTTCACGCCGAACGGTGCGGATGCGGCGATGGCGCAGATCGTCGACGCGAACACGACCGCCTATCAGCAGATGCTCGACTCGCTCGGCGGGAAGGGCACCGCGGGCTTCGCCGCGGGCTTCGACGAGGACCCCGAGGGCAAGGCCGGCTCCCGCGTCAGCTTCGCGGCGACGGTCGACGGCCGCTCGGTGTACTCGGTCAACGACCGCGATGTCGGCCGCGACGAGGGCGCGGTGCAGGAAGCGCTCGGGCTGGAATCGAAGCGCGCGCTGCTCGCGGCGCTGCAAGCATCCGAACTGCCGGCGCAGATCGCGCGCGTGCTGAACTCGGTGAGCGTCGGCGGCGCGACAGCAGCGCAAATCGATACGCTGGTGGCCTTCGGCGGGGCCATGCGCGTCGCACTCGACGCGGCCAAGGGTGGGGTGGGTGCCGACGCGGCGAAGGCCTACGAGGCGGCTACGCAGTCGGTGACGACGCGCCTGCGCGACATGGGTAAGGAGCTGACCAAGCTCGCCCAGGAGCAGGACGGCAGCCTGGTGAAGATGCAGGCGCTTGGCATTGCCACCGCTGGCTTCCGCCAGGCCGTGACCGAGGCGCTGGTGGGGATCCGCCTGATTGGCGACGCGATCGCCGATATGATCGGCGCCACACGCGAGACCATCGAGTTCGCCGGGCTCGACAATCAAGCGGCCTACGACCTCTCGCGCTCGCGCGGCAATGCGCTGCTCACCGAGTTGGAGGCGACGGAAGACCCGGCGGCAGTGCAAACGCTGGCGCAGCGCATCAACGGCTACCTTACGCAAGCCTTCGGCCTGCTGTCGCCCGAGGAGCAGCTGGCGAAGAAGCCGGAATTCCTCGCCGGCCTCGACGTCCTCGACACGGCGGTGTCGACGGCGCTCGCGCGCATCGGCGGCGCGATCGAGGAAGGCGCGAAGGACCCCTTCGCGACCGTCAATGCGACGCTGGAAACGGCCACCGTCAAGTTCGACGGGGCGGCGGATAAACAAGCGTCATCGGCCAACGCCTTCGGCGCCGCGGTGGGGCGCTTCGAAGCGGCCGTCGTGCGCCTTGAACAGATCCGCCTGACTCCGGGGGTCCCGACGACGACCGAGGTCGGGGCATGACGCGCAGCGTATCGGGGCCGATGCTCACCGCGACGGCGGCGGGGGCAACGCGGCCGCTGCACTTCGTCGAGATCCTATGGGCCTCGTTCACCTCGCGTCTGTCCACCTACGGCACGCTGTCGTGGAACTCACAGACATGGACCGGGGGCGGCGTATCGGTCGGCGGCTTCGACAAGGACGGGACGCCCAGCACGATCGAGCTCGCGGACACGGACAACGCCTATCGCACGCTGGTGATGAGCGAGAAGGTGCGCGACCGGCGCATCAACATCTGG